ATTCTATCAGTTATACCGAATGGACTTGTGGTATCACGATTGACTTGCGTACCACTCATGTCTATGATACTGAATATCCTACGTTTAGGAAAATCTCTACGTATTGCATCAGCCATACCTTCTGTGCTGCAATCAGGTATCGCATAACTTTTAAGTATTTCCATCTTATCTTTGCCAACTTGCGCTACAGTGGCACACATGACACGTTTGTTGAAGTCATGGAATGTATATAAATCAAGACCTCTATCAACGATATTATCTACCGTATGCTTATGCTTATCAAAAGTATAGAAGAACTGATCTGCTACGCTTTCCCAACTACACAGATAATCTTGCGCGAATTTTAATGGGCTTAATATGCGCTTTTGTTCTTCAATAAATTGTTTGTTACCGCTACGCATCTGTTCATAATTGTAATGACGGACGATATATTTTGGACTATCTATTGCTAACTTAAACAAATCATATAATGGACCAGTGCCATGTGGCGTTGATATAATTATCAATCTACCTGCAGTGTCTGATTGACCAACACTGGGGCGCAATCTGTTTGTTATTTCCTGTAGTGTATCTGAGGTGTACAATGCTGCTTCGTCTGCAACCCAGACTCCAACATTGAGACCGCGTAGATTTTCTCTTTGTTCTGCACTTTTGCATCGTATGTATATGCCATTAGGAAATTTAATGGTCATATCACTATTATTGATATCTACACCATCACGCAAATTATAATAATTTATTGCGCTCTTTTTTAATGGTTCCCAGATAAGTGAGCGTATCATGCTACCAGTAGGTGCCGAATATATGATATCTTTACCTTTATGGTAACGCTCATCGCTGGCAAATATAGGTAATGCGATGCTAGCAAGGAATGTCTTGCCGCTGCCAGCGGGCACTATGTTGATACAATGCTTATCAGTGTTTAACCAATCACTTAATAATGTACGTTGCTCACCATAAAGTGGAATGTCAATCTTTATCGTTTGACTCATATTTAAATGACACTTCTGGATTCCAATCTTCTAATTCACGCTGTGGAAAATTAAAGACTGTCTGTATAGGTTGTCCAAGTGTTGTATGATCTACGTCTACCTTATCTGCAACTACTTTGTTTAATATCATTTGCTGATATTTGACTACTAGATGTTGATCGCCACTCATACGTGCATTATGATAATCTTCTGCTAGTCCAATAGCGAATGGTTTATCTTTACGTGCGATCTCATGTAATATGCTTTGTGCTGATAGTTTCTGTCTAGTACCTTTCTTGCGACCAGCACCGGGTCTTGCACCACCCATCTTACCCTTTGAATGATATTGATTCTTATTCAGGTTTTCGGACATTAATGTTCTCTCCATTGCTTTTGACTACGTTAAAACGACCACAACATGCTGGTTGTAATTCTAAACCATAATCATTTAATCTACTATTGATAGCACCACCAAGCATATTAAATTGCTGCTTAGTTAAATGTCTAGCATGATGATGGTTACGTGCTTTCAACTGTATCTGATTATGATCCATATTGCTGATACGCACTAACTCAAGTTGTAGTTCTTCGTCAGTCATTTTTTAGGTTTTGGCTTAGTTTTTGGCTTCTTGTTGTACATTGTTTTTCTCCTGTAGAAATCTTTCTACTCTTTGACTGAAAGTCTCATCTTTGTGTACTGATAATAAGTTATTGATCTTGGGATATCCATGTAATGCAAGTATGTTTAATACGCCACCTTGACCAAATATGTTATTACTATTGTTATTGTAATTGTTTGGATTGTAGTTATTGCATGGATACCAATATAGTTTATACCCAAGATTGTCTAACATTTCATAAATCTTATCTAAATCATTGCCATGTGCTTCATAAAATATGATTGGCTTATATTCTGTGATAGTCTCTAATGCACCAGTCAATACTTGTAATTCATGACCTTCTACGTCAATCTTTATTAAGTCTGGATAATAGATATCGTCAATATCGTCAATACGCACACTATTGCAAACTTGACCAACATTGTTCATATGCATCTCGCCATAATTACCTGGCACATCTAGATCAAAGTCATCTACATGCATTGTAGTAGCAACATCGCTACATGCAGTATCGTAAATCGTCACATTGTCTAATGATTTGATGTTCTTACGCAATAAGTCAAGGTTTTTCTTGTTTGGTTCAAATGCATAGACATGTTTAGCATGTTTAGCAAATGCTACTGTATGATAACCAATATTAGCACCTATATCGTAGACAACGAAATTAGGCTTTATGAAATTACGCAATAACTGTATTTCTAATTCTGTATATTCACCATAATATTCTAGACTCTTACCAATGATCGTGTCATTCTTATAATAGTTGAATTTTGGTACATATCTAGTAGTGACATGTCTGACATATGGATCTAATGGTTTATAGATATCTGGTATAGTTGTGTTGTAAACTGTAGTGTTGATTTCTGATAACAATACTGAATCGTCATCACAATAAATTGTTTCGTTATAATTGTTCATTGATTAACCTCTGTTGAAATGCTTTTATAATTATTGGATATAACACATGATCATTTGCTTCTAATGTTATATTACCTACTAGAAATTTAACTTCTTGTAGTGGTTTAGTGTCTATCACATCTAGATAGTATGTGATGACGTTTATGTCATTCATTCTATTATAGATATGACTATTTTTCATATCACGCCTTCGTCTTTAAGTATCTTTTGTGCCCAAGTCAATCCTGCAGGTCCGCCCCATAATAGATATGCTTGTGTACCTTTAGTGTTTTGTCCTGGCTTATAATATACTCTTGCTCTTGATAAGAACTGATATGTGCGCATGACTGTTTCAAGACTGACACTCTCGCGCTTTGCAAATTGATTGGCACGTGCTAGTCCCACTTGTGTGCCGCCACGATTGCTTGGTGTGCTTTCTTCGCGCAATTTCAAGCCACGCTTTGCATTATTTGCCATGGCTTCTGTTGGGCGATAACTCATTTCTTGACCTTTGTACAGACATCTTTGCCTTTCACAGTGCCTTGATATCTATATTCAGGCCAACATGCTTTGTTATCTGCACCCACTTTCTTACCTTGCTGATTTGTCTGCTTTAGCATGACAGGTTTTGCTTTAGACATATATTTTCTCCCAATCATCTGGATTATCTGTTGGATCCAATCCATCATAGAGTGTTTTATCTGATGGATCTAATTTACTTTTAAACTTGAGTGTACCAAATACACTTAATATCTTTTGGTTGTTTTCTTTCCACTTGCTAACGATCTCGTCATAACGATCACTACCCAATATCAATTTGAGTTGTGTCTTGCAATCGCTGACCGTTGGATTGATATCATATTTGCTATTTTCTATTTCGTACATAAAGTCCATGCAACGATCTAGTTCTGTTTCATGCATATAGATTGACAATTCAGTAACCATCTTATTCATGATGTCTATTTTCTTATTATCAAACTTGCGATTCCAAATATCTGTAGCAAACATTAGTGTAGTGTCCCATCATGTTTAACTTCTGGTATAACATTTTCTTTTTCTACCATTTCACGTACACTATGTTCTGTCAATAAACTAGTGATGAAATTATGTACGCTTTCCATAGCAAGTATTGTAAAGTCTACACCGCGTTTTTCATCAACATCCATATTTTCTGTATTGATATTTTTTGCATTTTCTAATGCACTTTTAACATCAGTTAATAATGGCTGTAATGTTACCCATACAATACCATCTTCTGCTCTAACCATTTTGTAATTCATTAATATACTCCTTAAATTGCTCTATAGACATATTGCTAAAATTACTATATGGTACTGCAGGTCTATAGTTATTACTATTTATGCGAATGATTTTTGTGTCATTATATGATTTACAATAATGTCTTAATCTAGTTTCAAATTGATTACGCATATAATTGCCACTATTGTAAACTGGACCTATAGCATAATTTTTTGAACCAGCATATACATTATCTGTGAACTTGTTATCATCTGTATAATCAAACCCAATCATGTACACTGTGCTATGCTTATTCATACAGGCTAATCGTAATGCCCCACTGCCACTATCACCAATCCATTTATCTTGTATAGCCCAATATATAGGTTCGCCTATATTATGTCTATGTTGTGCTTTTTGGCTATATTGTGTATAGAATTTTGTTTTATAATGTACTTTACTATTCAATATTTCATCAACCATAGCAAAATCCATGCTAATCAAATAGTCTGGTATGAAATCACGATATAGTGCATTACAACCATATGTGGTAAACAATTCTTGTAATTGATTCAAATCAAATATTAATCTTGATTTGCCATTGCCAATTACTAATGCGTTACTTTTTTTCTCTATATCCACTTGCGTATATTGCACGGGCTTGCTTTTCTGCATCTTCACGCTTACGATAAACTTTACCTGTACTGCCCCATTTGTAACCTATAATCTTACCTGATTTATTTCTAACTTCATGTACTGGCATATCATATACCTCTAGTATTATTTATGCTGTCACGTAAATTATTTTTTTTACACTTATGGCTATCAAACTTGTTATTGTTATTCTTATTAAATCCAGTACCACAGATACTACATCTTTTACTAACTATTTTCCAAATTTTACCTTTTTGCATATATTGATATATTATCGCAATGCTAGGTTTTTGATTTAATAGTAGTTCTTCAATCTTAATTTTGTAGTATGATCTATCCATCATACTACTTATATCTAGAAAATACCCACCCCAAACACGATTTTAGTCATGAGAGGTTTGCTCTGTAGTTTTATACCTGAACTAACACCATATTCTTCTATGATCTCTACCGATTTGTTTATGATTTCTTCATAGAAGGGTAATTGTTCTAAACTTAAATCATATTGATCACCAAACAATATGTTATTGATCAATCCAGCAATCATAGTTTCTGGTGTATTGCGTTTGCCTAATCGTTTGTTATATGGGAATCTTTTATCACCACTACGATACCAATTAGTGAATGGTTTTATTAACGGGTCAGTGCTTAAACATAACTCCTGCATATAACTATTGATTGATAATAAGTTGATCATGAAAGTATCATGATCCTTTTGGCTTATCTGTATGTAGGTATTATTGCTACGTGTTGTTTTTACGTCATAACTTATTTTATGTGTCATTTGTTTTCTCCTATTAAATGTCTTTCGCTATGCTCAAGACATCACTCAACAGAAACTTCGTTTCTGTTTTCGTGGTGTTTTCATTTGTTTAATCAAATTGATTAAACACATTATGCACAGGCAAAGGGGTATATACCCACTTGCCACAAAAAAATTATGCACGAGGCATAAAGGTTCTAACTCTTAACATTTAACGCAGCGGATTGACTATATCTCGCGACCTATTATTTCAAATAGGCTGTTAGCGTATTCACTATTGACATATAGCATTTGTTAGTTCTTCTATATGTCTAGTATGCGCCCTATACCATATTACCATGACGCATCGCATATTTTGTTCATTACTGTGACGTAACATAGTGCTGATCTCACTTCTCCCGGATCTTACAGCGGATATTCATATTTTCAGCGTAATATGGAACGCATTTGATCAGTATGTTAATTTTATTTATCATTTGTATTTGATTCTATATAAATCTTTCACATAATCAATATATGCAATATTACGTTTGTTTTGCCCATTTGTTAATTCTTCTGCGCGTGTTGGGTGTAAAACAGTGCAAACTGCATGATTGAATAATGCTGTGCTAAATTGACTAGCACTTTTGCTATCTACTGCCTTAATAATAAAATTATCAACTAGTCGCTTTTCATATTTGGTTAATGTATATTGT